ATCTTGACGACGTCTCCAAAATAGATCGACGTGGCGTAGCCGTCGAGGATGCCGAAAGTTTCAAAACCTTGGGTATTGTAGCCAGCCCCGAGATTCTCAACGGGGACCATGCCAAATGGGTATGCTGTACTGGACATGCCAGCCTCCTAGAGTTAGCGCTTGCGGGCGTTACCGCCCAAACAAAACCTGCTTCCGCTTTTCGACATACTTCTTCATGCGCTCATCATCGTCGCGCATGTAAGTATTCTCGGCCGCGTCCATCTCCGAAGCTGTTCGGGTATGGTAATAGCGCCTTCGTTGGTCGGCCATCTCCTGTGGCATCTTGCAGAGAACGAGCCCGCCCACTTCGACCATACCGGTCTTTTGGACAACGCCGATCTCTGTCATCATCTCGGGGTGATGTTCGGCGTGAACCGCTTCCCACCCTTCACGAAGACGCTTCTGGAAGTTGGTCTTGTCGTCCTGACCACGCGCACTGGCACGAACCCATTTGAAGACGTAACCGTCTTCTGGTTCGGGGTCCGGTAGCATGGTCGGTTCGACCCACTGGCGCTTCCGCGTATCGCGGTCGCGTGTTTCAAGAGACCTCGGCGTTCTGGTGGATGGCTCTTCAAGAGTTTCCCAGGGATCGTTCATGGTCTCGTTGCTCATGCGCCTACTCCGTTTTCGCGCTGGTCACGCTTCAGTTTTTCTGCCGCGTATGCCTGCGGGCTGACTCCGAGACGCTTGGCGATCGCCATCTCGGTACTCGTCAACGTTACTCTGCGAGGGTTTGGGTTCCGGTTTTCGTCTGCACGACCGCCGGGCTCGCCCCCTGGGGACCGGCGTGGCCCGCGCCTTGCCGGCGTATCATCGTCCGCACCGCGGTCGAGTGATTGATGTTCTGGATACGACGATCTCATGCGTTTGTCCAGTTTTTGCGTGTATTCGGAACTGTCAGGGCGGACCCCTTCGGCCACGAGCTTGTAATGGATGCTCATGGCTTCAGCCGTTTTCTCCTGATCCTTGTTGAACCAGTTGCGATTGTGGTCGATCCACGCGGCAACATTTGGCGCCAACTGGTTCTGCTGTTGGGCAGGCTGACGCTGTTGTTCGGGCTGACGTTCGCTTTCAGTCTGCGGCTTGGGCGTGCGTGCGGTGATCTGCGCCAGCTCAGCGCTGGCCAGGCTCATGTCAGCCGAAGCCTGCGCCATGGCGTCGCCGTCTCCGTCGGCGTTGGCCTGTGCAAACCGGCGCTTGGCGTCGTTGATACGCGACTCGCGTTCGGTGCGCATACTTTCGGCCAAAGCCGTAGTGCCACCTTCCATACGCTTGCGCAGATCCGCCAGTTCGGCAGCCTGCGTTCGCGCATAGCTGACAGCTTCATCGCGCTGGCGTTCAGCCGTTTCTCGCTGCCGGCGTTCGGAATTGGTTTCAAACTTCAGCCGATCAATGCGCTTCTTGGTCTTGTCGGCGACACCGTCCAGCAGATCGCTGTCATCATCGTCGACCGTCGACCGGCGCGCGTTGGGGCGGCCTTGGTCGTCATCGGGCATATCGTCGATTTCGACGATCTCAAAAGCGTTGGGGTCTTTGTTGTCCAGATCGATCGATACCTCATCGGGGTACGAATCAGACCCAGAGACTTCCGACCGGCGGGTGCGCTCGACATTGCCTGCGCCAAAGGAACGACGGGCCATCAGATAGCACTCACCACAGCGCCATCAGGCACTGTGCCGACAATCGCGTCGTCGGTGAGCATACGATACTCGACCATGTCGCCGCTCTCGGTGTCTTTGGACTTGAAGCGCATACCCTGGTAGCGCGAGAACAGCACCTTGTCGCCGTTCTTGCACCACGCGCCCTGCGGGAAACGCTTTTCGTCTTTATAGCAGGAAGGGCCCATGGCCAGCACAGTGCCGATCACCGTGGCAGCGCGCTCGCGCTCGTTGACTTCGCCGGGGATGATGATGCCGGAGGCGGTGCGCTCTGCCATAGTCGGCAGCGCGACAAGCATGTGGTGGCCGACAGGGTCTGGAAGGATGACCATCTCGGTCTGGGAGTCAAGATCCGTCGCTGGGCGGTTCGAGGTAAACGCCTGCAGTCTTGGGAGCACAGGTTTTGCAGCGAGTTCAGTCTTCGTCAAAAGTCTCTCCTTTGGAGATGATCGACGCGAACTCTTCTTCAAGATCGCGCAGGGTCTGATAGCGCCCGGAGTAGTTGGCAAACGCAATGCCAACCTGATCTGCTGGTGTTCCGGTGGGCGTTCCGGCCAGCAATGCTTCCTGCGCCTGTTCGCGTTTAAGGCGAACGGCGCGGAGAAAAGGGTTCGATGGGCGTGGATCACTGGCCATTCGGCGGCACCTTTCGGTTGTCCTGACCAAGCCGCTTGGCAAATAGATCGGCAATGGCGTTCAACTGAACGCCGCCGAGGTCGGCGGCCAATTCAGCCGTCTTGATCTGCTCGTTGCTGACGATAGCGCCCTTTTGAATAGACGCTTGCAACGCAGTGCGCTCGGTAGCCGACATCTGCTTGAGCAGTTCGAGCATCATGTCGAACTTGCGCTCTGGGCCCTTGTCGTTGATCCGTCGCATGTCGACAGCGAATTTGTTTTCCATCGCTTGCTGCTTGATGTCGAGCGCACGGTTCTCGTTCTGAATGACAGGGTCGGCCAGATTGTCGAGGATTTCCTTCTGCTTGGCTTCGGCCTTGTTCTTTTCAAGAAGTTTGTCGGCAGCCTTGGCAGCCAACCGGCTGATCTCGTACTCAACGTCTTCAGGTAGCGGCTCCCCAGGCGGTGGCAGCGGCACGCCGAGCATCTCTTCGATCTGGTTTCGGTAGGCGTAAGCCAGATGTTCCTGAATATGGGCCGCCATGGCGCCAAGGATTGCTGGCGCGGTTGGGCTTTGCGCGACCATCGCCTGAATTTTCGGGTCCTCGCTGGCCGCCATATGCACTTTTATGTGCGCTTCGTGGTCCTGCGCAATGCCCGCGCGGACGGGCTTGTTGGTCAGGAGATCCATGTTTTCGGTGACGGGGTCGCGGGGCTGCACTTCCTCGTCGGGCGGGATGTAGTAATCTGCCTTGTCCGAGCCGAGCACATTGATCATGTCGCGGTGGACGTTCTTGAGGTTGTAAATTTGCGGCGCGGTCTGCGTCAGCTGGATGATGGCCTGCAGCACCATGATGCGCTGCGCCATGGTCGTGGCGTTGGGGTCCGCCACAGGAATGACGTCAACCAGTTTGGGGTCGTAATCCTTGGCCCGGGTGGCCTGTGCATCGCGGGTGTCGAGCTCGAACGGGTACGGTTCCTCGCCCATGAAGTCATGGACGATCTCGGAGAGCACCTTGTCTTCGTTCTTGAAGCTTTCATAAAGCCGCTGCTGCACAGCGCTCATGACCTTCATCGACCGCTCGATGATGGCCAGTGTTGTCCCGACGGGCATGTTCTGCCCCGTCATGTCCGTCACCTTCATATCGGCGACGGAACCGACACGGCGGCCCTCGTCGACGATCTGGCCGAGCAGCGCAGCGAGAACGGTAGATGGCTCGCCATACGGAAGTGGGAAAAAGCTCTCCCTAAGTGTCCCCATGCCGATATCGACATCGCGCCATTCGCCGGGGCCGATCGGTGTGCTATCGTCTTTGACCCGCGCCTGCTTGGTTTTGTAGCCCGCGGGCAGATTTTTAAGTGTTCCAGCGTCGACCAGCTGGCGAAGGATGGACGTAGCGCTCTCAGTTAGCCCGCCGAGGATGTTAATCAAGCCGATGCCGTAAGGGCCAAAACCGGGCATGTATTTATGCTGCACCAGATCAATCTGGCGTTCCATCGTCTCGTCGCCTTCGCGCCAGTTGCGGCGGATCGACAGGACGTTCCGGCTTACCGTATCAATCGTGATAGTGTAGGGCAGCGGCTGGCTGTTTTCGTTGAGCGAATCCTGCTTAATGAACCAGTTGACGTGGGCTTCATAAAGCTGGTGCAGATAATCGTCAGCGTTGTTGGTGTTGGACCGGCCGTCGATGCGGTCCTTTTCCTCGGATATTTCGTCCGTCTTGACGACACCCTTGCCGATCTCGATGTCGCGGTAGACGCCTTCGGCCATCTTGGCCTTGATCCAGTTGTGGGTCTTGTTCAAGATCACTGAATAGCGATCTGAACTTTCCAGACTGGACGCGGTGTAGGGCATGACGACGTGCTCGGGCAGAACGTATTCGGCCCACGGCAGCTTGCGGCGCTTGGAGTAGCCGAACTTGCGGAAGGTCGTGCCGGCCAACGGTAGGTTGAACAGCATCATATCGGTCTCCGACCGATACCCAGTGATCTTCTCGGAGGTCAGCCAGTTCATGTCGGTCTGTACTCGACCGGCCTGGCGCTCTTTCTCGTCGGTGATCTTGCCGATGATCTTGGTCTTGACCGGACCCGAGCCCGGGAAGATATCCATCATGGCCTGCGCATTGAAGCGGATCACGCTTTCGAGCAGCATGGGATGGAACGCACCACAGGCGTTTTCCCACGGCTCGGTGCGCTGCTCGTACTTCAGACCAAGCAGCGACAAACCGTTGGCGTAGCTCTTGCGCCAATCGTCGCGGCTACGGTCGTCGGCGGAAACCAGCTGCTCGATCTCGGTGCCGAGACGCTGCAATTCCTGGTCGCTGAACAACACCGACAGATCGTCGTCGAAATCCATGTCGGGCTTTGTTTCAGGCTGCGGGCCATCGAAGTCAATGACGGCCCCGCCGTCCTCGGTCGGTTCCATTGAGGCGACGTTTGGATCGATCGTCGGATCGTCTGGCAGAACGACGTTAATTCCCTGGGGCGCCGTGGCGAGGCGTTCAATGGCCATGGTCAGTACATCCTCTTGCGCACGTAGCCGGTCTGCTCTTCGTCATCGTCGTCCTGATCGTTGGCTGTTCGGATAAAGCCGCCGTTGCGGAAACGTAGCATGGCTTGGACGGTACTATCAACGAGATCGTCGTGCAGCCCGTAGGGGAACGACGCGCACTCTTCGATTACTTCTTCGGCATAGCGCATCGGTGGCACCCAAACATAGCCGGACGCGAAAATATCTGACACAGCATTCGCGCGCGCAACCTTGTCGTTACTGGCCCCCTTGCGCCCTCGACCAAAGGAATAGTCCTCTACCGGCAAGCCCATCGAACGGAACTCCTGAATGAGTTGTGTGCCGGCGTTCTTGTTCTCGATCAGGATGGTATCAGGCTGTGTGTCGTTGAAGAACCGCTTCGCCTTCTGCTTGAGCTCGGGGAACTCCATGCGCGCCTTGTAGGAATGCAGCAGGATGATGTTGCTGATCGTCTTCCCTGTTGCGGGGTCTTCGGCCTGGAATACCCCCCATTCAGTCATTGCGCTATAGTCGGAGCGGTTGGTCTTTGTTGCCGCACAGTCCCACGATTGCAGGACGTAATCACAAGCCGGCGGTTTGCCATCCAGCCACGCGGATGCGTGCTGGGTGCCGGGACATTTCTCGCTGTCGTCGCCCCACTTGCGCCAATGCTCGCGCTTGATAATCGCGCCTTCGTCCGATGTGGGCGACTGCTGGTATTGCGCGAGCCATTTACTCAGCGGGATAGCGTTGCGCGTCGCCTGCAAAGTTTCCAGCGGCCAGAATCCGGGCCACATGGAGCGCTCGCTTTCTGAGTGCTCGTCAAGGATGGCGGGAAGATTAATCACATCCCACTTATCGTAGGACCCTTCGCGCTGCCCGCTGGCAATGTCCTGTTCCATCTTGCGAAGAACCTGCCCCGCCAAGTCGCGCATCCCCCAGCGAGTCATGACGATGATTATGGCGCCCCCAGGCTGTAGTCGCTGCCGGGCGCCAGAAGTATACCAGTTGTATACGTCGTCAAAAACTTCGGGTTTACTTTCGGCTTGCTTTGCCTCTTGCTCACTATGGGGGTCATCTATAATTATTATGTCACCCCCGATTCCAGTTACACGGCCATTTACACCGACGGCAAAGTAAACACCTGAATGATTAGTATGCCAACTGCCCGCAGCTTGGCTATCTTTGGCGAGCGTTACTTCGGGGAACACTTCATGGTAGGCGTTATGCGCGCCCAACTCGTTACCAGCGCCATCTACACTTAGAAGGTTACGAACTTGTCTGCCGAACCCGGCTGCGAGGTTCTCAGTATTACTTGCCTGGATGATCTTCTTGGTCGGAAACTTCCCGAGGAACCACGCCGGCAACAGCCAACTGGCGAACTGCGATTTTGAGAACCGCGGCGGCATCGAGATAATCAGGCGGTTAGTCTCGCCCCGAGCCACACGCTCAAAGGCTTCCGCCATCAGCGTATGGTGGGCGCCAAGGATAACCCCCGGCCATACCCGCTGAGCGAAAGGCAGGAAATTTTCTCGCGCTTTCGCGATGCCGTGGATTCGTTCGCGCTCTTCCAATAGAGCAAGGACGCCAGCCTTTTGGGCGGCGTCCATACGGTGCAGGTTCTTCTGCGCCTGCTCTAGATCGAAGTCAGAAATCATTCGCTGGCAGGCTTGCGTTGACGACTTGGTTTGTCAGTGACCACCTTCTCGGCGGCTGCCTTCTCGGCCGCGTCGGCGTCAGGCTGCTTGCTGTCTTTGCCGGTCTCGAAGTCCTTGCCGGTAAGGTAGGTCGAGCCGGGGGCGGCACGCTCGACCGCGTCCTTGCTGGACGCGCGGCTGATCGGCACGCCCGTCGGGCTGATGG